ATTGGCCAGCAGCAGCCAACTTATCAATTTGGTCTTGTGTTGACCCAAATATCTTATCCAAAATATTTTGAGATGAAACAGATGTTGTTGGCGTACTAGAGGCAGGCAAATCTGCTGGCGAGGATGAATTAAACCCTGATACTTTTTGTGCCACGGGAGCAGGATAACTTGTTTCAGGTTTCCCCATATCTTGCGTTATTGCATCTCTTGCAGCGCGCAATGCAGCATTTTGAGATGGTTCAAAGGTTGCCGCTTTATATAAAGCTGAAGCTTCTAATGGAGTATTGTCTATAACTGACTGTCCCGCTGGTTGCCCTGAATTTAAAACTGCGTTGATCGCCGCTTGTTGAGAAGCTGGAGTATACCCGTAATAACTATTAGGGTTAAATACGGAATTTACTTTAGCAATTGTATCTCCAGAATATTCTCCTAAATTTCTTGTGACACGTTCTTGAAATTGAGCATTCCGCGCAGCTTCAGAAGAGTCTATTGGATTTGTGGAAGTGGTTGTTGCTGGTTGTACCGCCGCAAGAGATTGTAATGGCGTCCCTGTCGCAGATGTTATGGCACCTTGGCGTTCAAGCATTCTTGCCATATCACCTAAGTTTGCTGCGCCCGTCGTTGCCGCCGTTGTGTATCTATTGGCTGTATCGGCAAACGGGCCAGTATTTGATGCAATGTTAGATTGAACAGGTGTTGCAACTTCAGCGGCAGAAACTGTGCCGGGAGCAGTGTAATTAGCACCAGTTATAGCTGCATTAATAGCTGCTTGCTGGCTAGCTTCAGCATCTTTTAATTGCTGCTCTTCTGTTGTATTGCCAGTAAAAGTAGGCGCCTCTGACTGTCCAGTCATAACACCAGCACGTTGAGCCATTGCAGCATTTGCCGCCATTGCCCTATTTTCTTCTTGGTTAGCTTGTTCTGTAGCTATTTGGTTTGCACTTGGTGCTACACTTATTTCGCCGGAACTATCCCTGACTAAAGATTGGCCTTCACCAGATGGAACAAAATGTGCCTGCCCTTCTCGTTCAGAAGGACTTCTTTCTTCTGCGGTTAAACGGTTACTTTCAGGATCCGTATACCGTTGCGGGTCTTCTCTTCCTATAAAAGCATTTAAAGATTCATTTTGTGACGGTTGATCATTTTGGGCCGCTGCAGACCAAGGGGAAGCTGCTTCACCTCCGCCTTCTCCGTCATCAAACTCAATCAACCCTGTTTTAGGATTAATTTTACCAGACCCACCAAACTTCTTTAACAATGCAGCTTCATGGGGATTAATGTGGGCAAGAATAGAATCTGTTCCACGACCCATAGCCGCCACAATACGTAAAGCGTGTTTAATTTCATCATTAATCATTTGAATCACCAATTACGTTCTTTGCTAAACGTAACGCATTGTCTACTTTGCCGCCAGTATTTCTACGTTGAACCTGCACAGGGTCAAACATAATGGCGGTTGGATATGCTTGGTTAGGTTGGGCATACCCAGAATAACCATACGTTCTTAATAATTTCTCAAAATCATTCATAATTTGATCTTTAGGAAAAGAATTAGGATTAAAATTGGACAATGGAGACGACAAATTGCTAATTTTTGCCAAACCATATAATTTTTGAGGATCAGAAGCCATATTATATAAATTTTGTGCTTCAGCGCGGTATCGCGTTGGCCCTACTCCTGCCTCCGGCGTTACCGTTCCCGGTTCACCAAGGTAAAAATAAGTCCGCGGCATTCCGCCGCCTAATACGCGATTACGTTCATCCCCTCTTAAACCAGTGCCGTAGTAAGATGGGTCTGTTCTGCCCAATGATGGGCTAAAACTGTAATGAGTAAGGGGCGATGAAAAAACCGTTTCTTCTGGCGGCTTAATTAAATTTTTAATATAATCCGGCACTTGGCCATTGTAAGCAGTACTTAAATATTCTGGAGGTAATAAAACAGATTTTTGAGGCGCAAAAATTAAATTGTCGTAAGCATTTTTTTTAGCTTGCTTTAATTCAGCCAAATCCGCCGTATTTCCCAATCGTTTGGCTTGTGCCATTTGGCTTTCAATATCGTAAATTTTTTGTTTAATATCAACATTAACAGGCGTGTAATTAACGTAACTGTTTTGCCCCCGCGTCTCCGCAGTCATTGCTAATTGTGCAAGAGGTGAATACATTTGAGAGTGAACACCCCAAGCCCGCTCTTCACCTTCTGCCCCAAAAGTATTGCCATAAATTCCGTGTCCTAATGCATCATGGACGGCCCTAAATTTTTCATTTTCATTCAACCCTGTTTTAGGGTCAATATTATTTAAAAAATCGTGTTTGTCTCCGCCTTGGTAAACAAACAGATGCCCGTTGTCATGAAGGTCATGCAACATATTAGAACTGTCTATATAATTTCCTTCACCGTTGCGGTGATACGAGTAACGCAAAGGTAATGCATCAAATTGGTCAGCGGTTTCTTTGGCCATTTGACCATACGCTGACTTTAATAATTCATCGTAATTAGTAGCACCCGATTGTTTGATAACTTCTGGCATCATGCGACGGTAAGCATTAAAAACGGATTGTTTATATTCAAGGCTGCCCTGAACCGCTAAATCATAAGTTGCGCCAATTGCGCCTTGTTTTTCTAATGACGACGGCGCCATTTTAGGTTGAGATACGTCTGGCAATCCACGGTCTTGAACATATTTTTGAGCAACCTGAAGGGGTATGTTTTGTTCGTCAGAAGGCATTACCTTATAGGGTTTATACGTTGTTTTGTCATATGCCGTATCTCCGTATCTAATCGGTCCCGTTCCGTTGGCGTCAGCGGGCGTGGCTGGCCATATTTGGCTGCCATCTTTTGTAATGTTTGGTCTATTAGCGCTAACGCTTCTTGGCGTGATTCTGTAGAATGCGCCGTTTTGTGTTGTATCATAACCTAAATCCTTATTTATTGATTGAGCCGCTTTAATGGCTGTTGGTAATCCTGTTCCACCTATTAAAGGTTGATCCAATCCAGTGTGGGGCATAAAAGAATTAGCTTCAAGATCAAATCCAGCTAAGTTTTTATTTAAATCTCTTATTTTAGACATAGCTATATCGTAAGCTGGGTCCAACGTATTGGGCTTTGTTCCAATTTGCTCTGGGTAATCAGTCATGATCTACCTACTGTATAACGCCGCCGGGTTGTGGTGCCATTTCAGGTTCGTTGCCCTCAAGACGTTGCAACATGCCCGGATCAATGAGTTGACGAGCAATGTTAAGGCCTTGTGGGTTACGGGCCATTTCTTCTGCAAACTTAACCGCCGCAAGACGTTCACGGCTTTCACGGTCGCGCTTGCGGTTAATGGCATCCAACTCAGAGTCAACGCCCTTCTGCCGGATTTCAGCCATGTGGATTTGATCCTCTGGCGACATCTGTTGATTTGCACCCGTCTTAGCTTGCAATTCAGCCGTCTTGGCTTGCGCTTCCATCATCTTAGACTGCGCCGTAATCATTGCCGCCTGTCCCGCCATCTGCGCAGCCTGAGCCTGCGGGTCTGGTGGTGCTGGCTGGTTCTGAACGTCACGCAACAACGTGCTAGGGTTAGCCCAGCCAAGTGTTAACAAGGCTTCACGGTTAACCGCGTCAAGGTTGTACAAGTCAGGCGCCTGCTGAGCCAACTGCACGAGGGCCGTCACCTTCATGACGCGCTGGATGTGGCTGGCCGTGTTAGGATCAGCTTGCGGAACCAAGTCATAGTTATCCAAGGCGGACAAAAATGTCCGCTCGTCCCACTGGCCCGCTGGGCGCTTGTTGCGCTGCCAAAACGAATCAGGGTGATCACGGAAACATTGCGCAAGCAACTGGAACTCTTCAGCTTGAGCCGCATGCAACCGCTTGTGGACACTATTAAGAAGTTTTTGGGCTTGCTCAATGATGGCCAATGTCGTCCCAACAGGGGCGTCTTGCTTACCCTCGCCCACTTGCATCTCAGCCGTTCCACCTAGACGCTGGCCATATTGGCTAATGGTTTCCGCAAATGCACCCAATGCGCCGGATGGTTCCTTGTAAGGCAATGGCATAACGGCTTGCTGGATGGGCATGCCAGCCGTGTCAATCTGCGCGCCGCCGCCCGGAGGAACGCGGAATATGTTACTATTCTGACGTCCTGAAGTTTTGGCGTACAGGAAGCCGGGGAAGTTGGCGTACATACCCGCGTCAAGCAATTCGCGCCAAACGGCAGTCAAGCCATTGGTTGTGTTGCCTAAAATGTGAAGTAGACCCATGCCATAAAATTTAAGACCCGGCACAAAATCATACTTAACAAAGTGCGTATCTGCCTCTGGTAGGTCTTGATCTTGCTCATCATAATTGCGGACAATATTAAGAACTTGCTTAGACGAAACGTCTATGGTTACGCGGTAGGGGACTTCCAAGCCAGACGCTTCACCGTCAATTTCATGCTCAAAACCCGGAATGTTTAATTCGCAGTAGCACTCATATATCTCGCGGTCCCTATCTTCCGCGACGTTGATATCGTCTTGGGTTCCTTGGATCGCGTTTTTCTCTCTTTGTACAGCGTCAAGTTCCTTTTGCTTGGCCTGTCCAAGGTCAACGTCCCGGTATGCGCCAATAATCTGCATTCTTTTGACAACCGTAGGACGCATAGAGATTCTGTGGGTAATCCGGCGAGCATTTGAAAGGTCCGTTGCTTCATTGTTGACAATAAGGTCATCAGCATCAACCGTTTCAGAAACGGGACGGTTACGCAGGGGGCAGAAGTAAACTTTCTTAAAAGCTGAACCGCCAAAGCCCAACATGAAAAGCATCTTGTCCGTGTCAGGATAATATTCCTTCGCAGTCACGGTCAGGTAATGGTTAAAATCCTTCTCAAGATATTCCGCCTGCTGGTCCATTTGCGGCGAATCTTGATTGCTGTCTACTCTTATTTTGACAGGCCCGTCAGTGGGCAGTAACTCTGCCCGCGCATTCGCTTGAAAGCGCAATACGGATTCCAGCAAGAGCGGGTGGCGGATACGGGACATTCCCTCAACAGGTGCGCCATCAGCCGTACCTTGCTGATTTGGAATTTCAATCTTAAGGCCCAGAAGTCGTAGACCCTGTGCGCGGTCTTCAATCCACTCCTTGCGAGAATCAATATCTTCCTCAATGCCCTTAATAAGCTGATGAGCAATCGCGGATAAGTCACTTTCGCTAATTTCTTCAGCCAAGTTGGCATACCAGCCCTCAGTTTTCTTTTTCTTAGAAGACTCAATAGGACGCCCGTCAAGGGAAACGCTAATAGAGCCATCCCCGTGGTCAATACGGAGAACATTGCCATCAACGTCCATTTCTGGCTGATCAGCATCTTCGTCAGCATCCATTACGACAATGGTGTCTTGCCCCTCCACAGGGGGTAAATCAGGTTGTTCTTGATCAAGGCGTATGTTTGGGACAAGTCCGGGCGTCAGTGCCATGTGCGGGTTCCTGTAAGAATATCCCGCGCACTATAGGCTAATTATGCTTTATTCGCAAATGCCTCGTCGTCATCCTTGTCATCGTAATCAAGGTCAGGCTTGGTCAGCGCGTCAAGCATGCGCATCAGTTCCAACCTCAATTCATCCTTTGTGTCGCCCCAAGGCTTCACAGGATTTGATGTCATGCCCTGAACATTGCCGTTATTGTCGTAAAAAACCTCGTGAAT